AGTCAAGGAATTCTTCTTCGTTGATGTTCAGGCTTTCACTCGCGAAATACCGGCGCTTGCTGCCCATCATTGAAGTTTCGAGGATGTTGCCCCACAGCTTGTCAATGTAGAGCTGCGGATCCTTTGCAATGGCCGTATATCCAAATCCCGCAGGTGTGCCCTTTTCGGGGAACAGCACGTCGAACACGAACGGATATTCGCCGTCTTCGTAGAAGCCGCTCTCCGCATATTCGGGGTCATTTTCGCTGGCGTAGATGATATGCTCCTCGTCGATGAACTTCGCGTAGTGCAGCACCGTTCGCCCGTCTGCGGTCCTCTTGCGGTAATACCAGTCGATCACGGCGACCTTGTTGCTCGTGTCCACCGTGTCGTCGTACTCGTATTTCGCCGTTTCAATGCTGCTGCCGCTGAGCTTATCCGCAAACTGCGGGTATTCGTCCTCGATGATGTCGCGGTCGACGAGCGCCACCGTAAACACGTTGCGGCTCTTCTGGATGTCCTCAACACCCGGCTCCCAGAAGATATTCAGCGGGTCAATACCCTCGATAGCGATGTCGCCGAGCCCATTGTCTTTCTCCTTGTCCCAGAACACGCCGTAGATTGCCACACCGTGTTTGAGCTTTTCCCACCACTCGAAGCTGTATGTGCTGTCAAATTCGTTGTATTCCATGATGACCGGCAGCACGGACGAGAGCGTCTGCGCGCTTTCCTCGTCGCTCTGTTCGCGAGGCAGGCATACGGGCTCGGGGTAATTGTCCATCGCGTCGGCGTGCTTATTCATGATCGAGTTAAACAACCATGCACTCGCAGGCTCGGGCGATTCCCCCGCATCTTTCGCCCCGCGTCGGATATCCTCCCAATGCCGCAGCTTCCACCAGCGCTCCTCGCTGATAATGCGATTCTCGAAGTTGCTCTTGCCCTGCTTGTACTTTTGCAGCGTTTCTACGGCGTCCCCGATCTCCTTGCTGCCGATGGCTACGCCGCTGCTCATCGCCGCGTCGCTGTCGCGGAATGCGCCTACAAGCGGCGCTTCTGCCTTTGCATCCAACATCGCAGCAGCGCCAGCCGCGTCGGCCTGCTGCTGCGTCTGCGGGAATTTTCTCGTCCCTGCCATGTCTTCCCCTCCTGTCAGTTGTGTTGGAACCACGCGTATCTGTCGTAGCTCGGCGTATTGATGTCCAGCGGGTCGTACGAGACCAGCTTCGGCGGCTTATTTACCCGTGCCGCAATGGGATTCTCCATGCACACATAGCGTGTCATGTCGTAGATATGATCCTCCTGCTCGGTGTTCACGTCCTCAACGTCCTTTTCGTCGTAAACGAGGTTTGGCACCGTGCGAATGAAATTTTTGCACGTATCGAAGATATACAGCATCGGAACGCCGTTCTCATCGAACGCGAATCGGTTGTGCAGCTGCATCTTACCGTCGATGCGGGCGTTATCCCCCTTCTCAAAGTAGACACGCTCGCGCTCAAAGAGAGCGCCGATGCTCTCCGTGCCCTGCGTACCCCAAATGGCGGGATCGCCCACACGGAAGATGCTCCTCCCCTTGAGATTTGGGTCTTCTGCCTCAATGCGCTTCATCTCGCGGGCAACCGCCGTCGGCTCCATCTTCACGCCCTCGTTCGGCGTGCCCGTGCAGCCGTAATATTCCCGGATGTGGTAGAGCCTCCTGTCTTGGTCGACCGCAAACCAGCCGATGGCAAACGGCCTTGAATAGCCCCAGTCCATTGCGCACCAGATCGGCCACTCCTTCGGCACATGAAACGGCGCGATGACGTGCGTATTGATGCGGTCGCGGTAGTGTTCGCTGTCATTGCGCCACTCGGTAAACACCTGCCCGGAGAACGTATCCCAATCGCCGTAGAGCAGTGCGTTCTTTTCTGCCTCCGGCATTGACGCAAGGCGCGTCAAATAGCTGTCGTCGTTTTTGAGCAGTATCTTATTGTCGAATACCGTGCTCGGCACGAAGATTCGGCTCTTCTGCCGATGTTCTTCGTGCCCATCCGGAAAGCGCACGACCGCATCCTCGCGGATGGTCCTCATCGGCGGCGCTGCCGTGATGAAACGTTCCTTGACCCATCCGTGCCCCACGCCGCCGGGGTTCGCCGTGCTGCGGATGTATACACGCGTCCCCGGCCCGTTCGGTCGGTTGCGGGAAAAGAGGTAGCTGTATTCCTCCCACGTAAAGTGGGTCAGCTCGTCGAATGCAATAAAGTCATACGCTTGGCCTTGATACTTGATTTTGTCCTTTGCGTACTGCATCGAGCCGAAGAGTATTTTCGCCCCGCTCGGAAATGTCCACGTGTGGCTGCTGCCGTTGTAGCGCGCGCCCGGATAAATACGCGGGTAGTAGTTCAGCGTCTTGTCAATGAGCTCGGCAAGCTGCGGGAAGGTCTTTCTCAGAATGATCGCCTTGTAATACGGGATATCCACCTGCCGCAATGCCTCGATGACCAACGCATCGGATTTCCCCCCGCCTAACCGGCTGCGCCGCCGTATAGAGCCTCATCCTCCCATCGGCTCATAAAGAGTGCCTGCTTGGGCTGCGGCTTCCATACCACGCTACGCTTCGCCATTTGCATCACCTCCCGCGTCCTGCGGAACAGGCATTACCGCGGGCAGCTCTGCCACCCCGCACACGCTCTCTCCGCCGTCGTCCTTTTTCTCGTCATTTACCCAGCGGAAGTTGTATCTCAGGCTGAATTCCGCGCCACGCTGACCGTCTCGGTCGAAGAGGCGTTCCTCTGCGTAAGCCTCGATGTGGGACTTCGCGCGCGTAACCGTGTCAACGAACTCTTTCTTCGCCTGATAGTTCAGCAGCGCTTGACGGCTTGTAAATCCAAGCGCGAGCGCCAGCCCCGTCACCGTCGGCGGTCGCTGATGAATGATAAACGGCTGCCCGAATTTGTCGAGAATCGGCATCCCGTCGTCCCCGATGATTGGCTCACCCTTGCAATCTTCAAAGTATCGGTCAATGACGGCCTGCATTTCTTCAACCGTCGCATATTTTGGAGGATGCCCAATTTTCGCCATGCCGCCACCGCCTTTCTTTTTTATGCTGCAAGCCCCCCGTCCTCGGCCTTATCGCGCAGCATTCTTATCCCCGCTCGGAGAACCGAGCTTCCTATTTCCGACGGTAACACGACATCTTTTATTTCTCACCACGGGCGCGGAAACTTTCTCTTCCCTTTCTGCGCTCTCCTCTGTATAGTTACATACACACAACATAGATACATCCTGCGTATAGCACTCTCTCCCTATCCCCCCTATAATCCCCCCTTCCCCTCTCTCCCGCAGCAAAAAGAAGCAGGGCTTTCGCCCTGCCTCTTCTTATGCCATTTTGAGCTTCCTTTTGAGCCACGTCCACAGGGTTTTCCACGGATGGGCTTCTGCGTAATTGGCGCGCTGCTCGGCGTTGTAGCGCCTGTTACGCATTACATTAAGGACCTCTTGCTTAAAAGCGCACTCGTCGTTCGCCCGCCCAAGCGCCGCCTCAGTGTAGTCGAGCTTTGTGCGCAGGTCCTTGCTTTCTGCAATCGCCGCATTCTTTTGATTGGTCATCGTCTCAACATTTACGCGCTCACGGCGCAGCTCATCAGCGTCTTCCTTTATCCTTTTGCGCTGTACCTCTGTAACGTTGAAGGCGTTGTTAAACCGACCATGCCAATATTCTGCATTACTCCTTGCGTCTCGCGCTTGATCGCGCAACTCATTTTTCTCGGCAACACACTTAGCAAGCGCGTCGTTCTGTTCTTCAATTCGTTTACTTAGCGCGGCGATCTCCTCGTTGGCCCCTGCATTGGCCTGCCACGCCGTTTCCAGCATATTAAGCATTTGTTCCTTCGTGGTCTTCTTCAGGTTGATTTTTTTCATGTCAATCTCCTTTCATTGTCATCTGTTCCTCGCGCCCTCTATCGCTCACGATGCTCACAACCTTACAGTCGCCGTAGCGCTCGATATCCATGGCGATTCGCTCCTTGATGCCCTGCGCGTCAGCGGCGGGGACGTTGGCTTTAATCGTGATCGTCAGCATGTGATTCCTCCTTCGGCTTGCCGTAGCTGCAAAAGTCATCTGCGCACATCGTTTCAAATGATTTCATACATTTGCCTTTCGGGCCGTCATCTGCCCCATAAGTATCGGGGTCATCATCCCAGCGCGCACAGTCCTTGCACCGCGTGTTCTCCATCTTCGTCCTTGTAAATATTGAAGTAGGATCTGGTCGGCCTTGCGTACGCATCGCACACGACCATATCTCCGAGGCCCAGCCAGTTTTTTTTCAGTCGATTTGGTAGTCACCAAGTTCCACCTCCTCTCCGCACTCAGGGCACTCAACCGGTCCCCAATCGTCGCCCCAGTATTCTGGAACGTCCATGTCTTTCCATGGGATCTCAACCTCCTCGTCGCAATACGGGCACGTAAACGAGATTGCGACTGGCCTCTGCTTGATGTAGAAGTACGCCCTCTCTTTTCTCTCCATTGTTTCTACGTCCTTTCATGTGTGATATGTTTCTGTTGCTTTCGAGCAACTATAAAAGCCCTCTAAAACCGCTGGAGCTTGCCTGAATGAAGAAAGTGTTGATTCATTTCGTGGGAATCGCTGTATTCTGGCTGCCGAGCTTACCAGTATAGCGAACAGGCCGCTCGCCTCGATCTTCAAACTTTGTGCACGCTTTTCTCGATCTGCCGCAGTACATCGGCTGACCGGCGCGTGGGTAATACTTGTAGCGCCTCACCTCGCAGACGCCAGAGACATGACCCGGCTCCCGCAGAAAGTGATGGCACTGGCCGCAGCACTCGCCGTCGATCTTCTTTCGGATCGTCACACAGCCTTCCATATCCGCTTCCAGCAGTTCGAGTGCACGGCCAAAAGTGACGTTGTGCTGCACGAGCCAGTCTTCAAACTTCTTATACTCCACGCAGGCTTCAGCCGGGATGTTGGCATCCTCGTACTTTTTCAGGACTCCAAGCGCCTTTTCGACCATTCTGATCTCCTCGGGCTCAAGGCAAAAATCCTGCTCATTGATGATGTCTTGCAGTCTCTTCGCGTATTTCTCCATCTCAATACTCCTTTACTTCCGGTTCGTCGAGCCTTGCGCCACAATGCTGGCAAAACGGCTCTGTGCAATCAATATGCGCCCCGCAGTGTGAGCAGTTTGTGTCTCCGAGCCAGTCAGTGACGACATGTGCGTGTATAGGCTCTGGACGGCTTTCGATAATGTGGAGCACTTTTTCACGCATTATCACAGCTCTCATGATCTCGTCATATCCAAGTTCATTGCCTTCCAAAAACTTATCGACGCTGTGCATGATGCCAATGATTTTTTGCTGCTGAATTCTCAGCGTATGCGACGCTTGCATCGCCGTCTTATTGAAATAGGGCGATGCTCCGTTATCGCCAAGCGCACAGCCGCTCAGTCTGTTGGCAAGCTCCATCGTCTTTTCGTAGTTATCTTCCATCGGTATCCCTCCCATCCATCTTCGCGCCGCATGCAGGACAGTAGTTGGTAAATTTAGTGATCAGGTTATATCCCCGTTTGCACTCTGGGCAGATAATAATTCCACTCTTATCTTCAATCCACTGTGCATGCACCACCGGCGCAACGTCGGCGGCGGGAATACTGTAAAAATCCTCCGCCAAATCGTTATAGGCATCTGCGTAGATTCCGCTTTCTCCGCCAAGCTCTTCAAACGCTTTTTGACATTCTTCCGATTGCTCACGGATATAAGCGATCGCCGCCTTGCGGCTTATGAATTCATCCACTTTCAACCCTCCTGTTCCATGCTTTGATTGCTTTTTCTTTGCTGGGCAGCCCAGATACTTTCATCTTCTTTGTGTGGAGGCCATCACCAGCCCTATATCTCCCACAACCGGCATCCCACCCAAAGTCTGCTCTATCGTAGGTATCGTACATATGGATAACGGTTGCAACTCCACCACACTCAGGGCAGCGTTTCAATTCAGCCATTGTCTATCGCCTCCACATAGCACCAGCTTTGGGGCGGGCGGTGAAGATATAGCCGCCCGTCCGTGTTGCAGTCCGTTTCGTCGCCATCTCCGCAAACATTTTCGCAAGACCAACAGTTTGTGCTAAGCTCCGAGTATTCCAGACAGTCTCGCCAAAACTCCCCCAGCTTTTTCGGTGCATCGTAGATTTTCAGGTTGGAGATGTGCCAGCCGTAGCCCTTTTGCGCGTGCAGATAGTCATGCATATCTCTTAGACTAAGGCAGGATTGCCGCGCCACATCGTTTGTCGTCGGCTGATCCTCGCCTTTGACATAGTAACTGCCGCCGGGTGAGCGCGTTTCCAACTCATAAATGCGGTCGCACACAAACTCGCCGATTACCTTACCATTTCCAAGTGGGCAGTTCAGTGATTTCATCGACCCCGTATCTAAGTAGTCCTGCATCAGACGTTCCGGTGAAATAGGAATGTTCAGGTCGGGTCTACCGCTGGTGCAGTAGATATAGCACTTAAACGGCGTTTCCATCTTCAGCCGCGTCTTACGCACCTCAATGGTCTTTTCGCCGCTGGCGATCTTTTCGCACCACTTGGGGCGGATACTCAGCATAACAGCCTTATTCATCCTTCATCCCCTCCATTAGTCTCATCGTTGCGCCATACCTCAGGCAGCCGTTCCGTCACCGGCACCCACTTTGCCTGCCGCAGCGCATCGGTCTCCCGCTGCTGGTTCTCGATCAAGTCAGCGGCGGCGCTCAGATCGTCACCCAGTGTGATCGGCGATTCCCATTCGTTAGCCCGTGCCCATTCCGCGTGCTCCCTCAGCGCGGTCACGATCTCATCTCTTGTCATGTCCTTCCTCCCCGACAAATGGCAATCATGCTGGAAAGTTGTTCATTCATGGTGAAAATTCCTCCTGATTTTTGTTAAAATTTGAAGCTCTCTCTGAGCCTCCCTAATGTAGCGCTTTCGCGGGTCGGCGAAAAATCACCACCATGCTTGGGAATGGGGCACTGTTCTTTTCTCCGCCGAACTTTAATCTCCCACGCACGAAATTGATGGTTGCATATTTGTCGTTGTAGCAGTAATCGTGGAACCAAGCGGTATCCGTCCGCGCCGGAAGCAGCATCACAACCGTTGCGTCTGATTCCTCGGCGGTTCGATGCGCTTTCTCTACCCACGCCCCAACGCCGCGTCCGTATGGGGGATTGCACCACACAACGCCGTCCCAGTCCTGTTTCAGTCCGTCCATCTCTGGGGTGAAATAGCGTTCGCATTTTGCGTTTTCTGACGTTGCGCAAGCGTCCAGCGTGAAATGGAACAGTTCATCGAGATCGTCGAAAAATGCTTTCGGTGTTTCCCACATTTCAGATCTTGATGAAAACATTAAGTCTTTGTTCATTCTGCTTCGTCCTCCCTAATGTCTCCGCCCCATTGCTCCGCCATAGCTTTGGCGATGCCGGGGAAGGTTTTGCTCCTTGCTTTTGCCGTACGCGGGTCATTCCATCGCATAATCTTACCGGTCTCGTCTTTTGCATAGTTTGCGCTTGCCCCCACACTGTATCCACCTGGCAAAATATCTCCCGCATCTACAATGTTTGTCGGTCGCAAAGCGGGTAAGCCTTTTAGCCATAGGCAAGTCTTTTTTCTTGCGTGGTGTCCGAATTCATACGGCTGGATAATACAATCAGGCTTACGATAGTGTGTAGACATATATCCGACCGGATTTTCTACCGCGATTTTACAAACGTTGGCATTTACAAAGGCCAGGAAAAACATCGCAGCTTCTTCCCGCAACTTCAACCGTCTGACCGCCTTTTCCCCATATCTTTCCGTGTTAAACCAGCGATTCCCGGTAACAGTCAGGTATGTACACGGCGGGTGCGCGATCAGCAAATCCCATTTGCCTACATCATGTGCCGCCCCATCCATCGTGGTAACGGCGCCACCCTTAATGGCCCCCAACGCGTCGCCCAGGATATGCCACTCAGGATGGCCGCCGGACGGCTCCTGAATGTCGCATGAATACGCCTCGTGCCCAAACGCGCGGAACGCTTTGCATACCTCCTGCGATTCCTCGCAAGCAACTAAAACCTTCATCGGCGCCCCTCGCATTCCCCGAACAACTCCCGGAACGTCATCCCGGTCAAATCCTCCAACGCGAGGAACGCCCGCACGGTCACATCCACGTCGCCCTTGACGTACCGGCTCACGTTGGTCGCCGAAATGCCGGTCGACTCGGCAAGCGTGGTTTGGTTGTAGTCGGTTTTCTCCAACGCCGCTTTGAGGCCCGGATACGGGCAGCGCTCCCATGGCGTCTTGCTCATAACAAATCGGCTCATATCATTCCCCTCCTAACAGTGCCCCGATGGACACGTCCAGCGCTTCGGCAAGATAGAGATACGTTGTGACTATACCGTATCGCTCGCCGCGCTCGATAGACGAAATCGTGCTGTCTGCGACGCCGGACTTGTCTGCAAGTTCCGTCTGGTTCATCCCACGCATCAACCGCAGGGCTTTCACATGCTCGCCGATGCGCTGCTCGGTCGGGATAGGCCCCTTCGGCGCTTTATCCTCGCTCAAAAAGTCGATCACACGGAGCCCTACGGCTTCGCAGATACGTTCGCACAGCGGGATAGTCGGCATAATGCGCCCGCACTCGTAATTGCACAGCTGCCCTTGCTCAATGCCACACATGGCGGCAAACTGCGATTGGCTCATTCCCCTTGCTTTTCTCAGGTTGCGGATCCGCTCCGCAGTGTCTTTTGCATTCATCTTTTTCGCTCCCTCATTTCGTTCGTTGATAGCGCCTCGTCTTAAACTGCCGCGCGCCCCAATAGGCACCGCGTTCCTGCGTTTGGCGAGCTTCTTCTTCCTTCGCCTCGTTGTACTTGGCGATATCCGCCTGATAGTACGGGCAATCGCCGTGACAGCCTACGTGCCGCGTTGGCGGCTTGCAGCTATGGCAGTGCTCAAAGCTCATCTCACACCTCGCGGATCGTGATGCCGTACTTGTCCTGCATCAGTTTCTTTTTCAGCAGATAGTCCTTCGTTTTCGCGCCCTTCGCGTCCTCGACCTCTTGCAGCCAATACACCGTGCCGTTGCAGTCCGGCTCGGTCGCTCGCTCGTAAACAAAATCCGCGCGGTAGACCATCGGCTTGATGCGTTTCCCCTCGATGGTCTTGTAGCCCTCCACGAGGGTAAAATTCACTTGCAGCCGCAAATCGCGAATCCTGCCCATCGCACGCAGCACTTTCAGCTCGGTGAATCGCGCCGCCTCGCGCTCGGAATCAAACTTGATGCCATCGCGCACGACCTTTCGGTTCCCGTATTTGCTTTTCTTCGGCTTTTGCGTGCCTGCCAGCTTGTCAAGCACCTGCTTCTGCGCCTGCGGCCCCAGCCTCGCGAGGTCAGCTGATGTCAGCGCCATCGTGTGCCTCCTCCTTGCTGTCCGCGGGGTCGTCCCGCAGGCCGACCGCAATATGCATCACGTTCTTCTCATCGACGCGCTGGTGAATCTCGTATTCCCCAAGCAGCGGGTTCACCTTTGGCCTTTCGAGGTGGAGCGCCTTCATGCGCGGGATATCTTCTCCCGTGTCGGGGTCCTTCACTGCCTCGCCGTAGGCAAGCGCGATCTGGATAATCCAAGCGTCGAACGCCATGCGCAGCTGGTTCAGCCCCTTCATATTCTCACGCAGCTTCGCATTCGCTTCCATCAGCTCGCCGACTTTTTTCTGATATCTGCCAAGCTCGTGCTCAAGCCGTTTTACCTTGTCTCTGTTTCTTTCGCTCATCGGTTCTCCATCCTTTCGTAGTGCAGCGTCAGCGCCCGGGCGATCGGGCAGCGCCGCCATTCTTCGTTGGCGCAGTAGCGCCGCGTGTATTCGTCAAGCTCTTCTTTTGGCAGTTTGACTTGTGCGCCCTCGCAGTTGAGGTAGTCGCGGTAGTCCCGCGAGTAAAACGGGCACTTGAAAATGCCCCCGCGATACCCGCTCATAGGCGTTCAGCCCCCTTTCAGGAAGTCTTTCATCCAGCCATTGTTTCCGCTCGGCTGAACATTTTTCCCTTGCTGGGCAGGCACAACAGGTCCGCGCCCCTTGTCCTGCTCTCTGGCAAGCCAAGAAGTGATAAAGCGTTTTATCCCGTTGCGCGTCTTTCTCTTCGATGGGTTCGCATCGCACCATCCCGCCATGTTTCTGAGCTGTTGCAGAACGTCAACGTTCGGATAGAGCTGCGACCATTTGGCCCTGTCGTTCTCCGACACGTCGAAAAAGGTTCCGTCATTCAGCGGTAAAGAAATCACCGGCGGCGCGCCAGCCGCTTGCGGCTCAGCGCAATAATCTTTCGGATTGGATTCAGATTCTGGATTCGGATTGGATTCGGATTCATGCGGTGATCCACCGCGATCAACCGTGGCCCACCGTGACATATCATCATCCGACGGAGCGGGGTATTTCGACTTCTTCGTCTGTATCCTCTGGTGCTGGCTCCAGTTTGGAAAGCAAAAATAGGGTTCCCCTGCAACCTCATAGAGAAGAATGCTACCAGTGCGTTCCAACGCGGCGAGCGCCCTTTGGATGTCCTGCTCCCTTACTTCCTTTCGACGGGGAAACACGAACCCTTTCAAAAGTTCTGGGTCTGCGCTGCCCCGCCCGTAGTCATCGACGTATGTAATCAAGTACGTCCACGCGCGAAATTCAAAATCCGAAAGACTGTTGATTCTTTTGCTGGTGCGGATGGTCTCTTTAATCAGTCTGTTCGGCATCGTCTCACCGCCTTAAAACGGCAGCTCGCCGTCGTCCTCGCTGACCTCTGCAAAGCCGCCTGCGGCGCTCTCTGCGGCGTATTTCGGTGCGGCAGTGTTGTTGTCCTCCGAGCGCCTGTTGTCTGCGAAATACACGCTGTCAGCCTGCACCTCGTAGCTCCTGCGCTTGTTGCCGTTTTTGTCCGTCCAGTCGCGCATCTGCAAGCGCCCCTCGACGCCGATCATGCGGCCTTTATCAGCGTAGTTGCAGAGCCCCTCCGCCGTGCCGCGCCATGCGACAACGTCAATCCAGTCTGTGCCGCCCTCTTTGCCGTTGCGGTCAACGGCAAGAGGGAACGACACAACGGATACGCCGCTGTTCGTCTTTTTCAGCTCCAAGTCACGCCCGATGCGTCCCATCAGGCACACGCGGTTCATGCTCACTGTGCGTCACCGTCGCTTTCGATGACCTCGCCGGTCGTCTCGTCCACGGTGAAGTTCTCCGCCTCGATGACCGTGTCATCGCTCACAGAATACATGTCCTCGCTGATCTTCGTTTTGATGGTCTCGTCCTGCGCCACCGCGCGAACAAAGTCACTCTTAAGCGGCGCATACTTGAGCACGCGCTTGAGCACAGTCTTCTTCGCCATCTCCTCGAAATTCGTTTGCCACGGCCCGTTGCTGTAGGCCTTGGAAAAGCGCTTCGCGTGGTTGCGAACATCCTCAACGCTCATCACGTCGTAGCCGAATCCTCCGTCTTTCGTGCGGAACATTGCGTAGATGAATTTCGGCTCGCCACGCTCACCGCTGGCGGGCTTGTGGTTGAGTTTCGGCTCAAGGCCAAAGGAATATTCAAACTCGTCGTTCTCGTAAACGACCTGCGCCTGAATGATGCTGACCTCACCGCTGCGGTACGCGAGGTCAATAAGCCCCTTGTACCCCAGTTGGAATTGGCATTCCAGTTGACCGTGGTTGCGATACGGAATCAGGTACGCCTGCCCAAGCGGCGTGTTCGGCTCCATGCCGAGCTGTGCCGCCGTCATCATCGCGCCAAGGAAGCTCTGCGGAGTGGTCTGCGCAAGCTGTTTGTTTGCGCTCAGTGCAGAAAGCGTGATGCGCGTGAAGCGCTCCGGCGTGATGACGCTCGGCAGTGCCTTGGCAATCTCACCCTCCATCTGCTTGATGTACTGCTGCATCGTGGGCTTTCCTGCCTTGACAGCCTGTGCGCCCTGCGCGTTCTGAATCAATCCTTCCTTCATCTTTCCTTGTCCTCCTTCACTGCAAATTTGCGGAAATTTGTCGTTTTGTAGTAACAGCTCAAGTCCATGTCTGGGTGGTCCTTCGCAAATGCCCTCGCGTCGAATGTCTGTCGGCTCTGCGCCTTCCAGTCAACCGTGAATCGCCCGCAGTATCCGCGCTCATTGTCACCAAGGTCGTTCATGAGCTGTTGCTTGATGGCGTCCGCGCCCTTCTCGATGGCTTTCTTGCGGCTCATCAAGTATTGGTACTGCTCGACAAGCCTCTCGCGCCCGAACAGCTCGACTTCACCGCCGCCTCCCTCGTAGATGGTCTCAAGCGCCTCGGTCGTGCTCGCATCACCGTCCATCGGCGGCGGGCTGTCAGCCTCCACGTAGTCGTGCCAGAAGTCCTCCGCGCAGCGCTTGACGGCCTCGATCTCTTCCGGGCTGACATATACGCTGCTCTCACACCACTCCGGCGTGTCATCGTGCGGAATTGTCGTGATCTGGTAGCAGTAAAAGCCCTTGCCAAGCACAAGAGCCGCGAGATACCACCGCGCCCAGCCGGTCACGGCAAGGTATGTCACGCACTGCGCATAGTAGCTCTCGGGGAAATCCCCGCCCTTGTAGCGCTTGAGATTCAGCGCGCTTGCCGTCTTGCACTCAAGACCGGAGCTTTCGCCGAGGATCTGACGGTCGATGTTCGCATGCAGGTGGGGGCAATCCTCGCGGCGCAGCAGGTAGTTCATGCGGCGCACCCCCTTGCGGCTCACCTCTTCAAATCGGCTTGCCACGTACGGCTCAAGGTCTCTCCCGATTCGCATCGCCTCATTCTCAGGCTCTTCGCCGATCCTGCCGGTCTTCTCCGCCCATACCGTGTATGGCGAACGGTATTTGTTCAGCCCCAGCACGGCGCCCATGTCGCTGCCGCCGAGGCTCTTTCGCCGCTCTTCAAGCCATTCTTCGCGGCTCATGCCGCGCGTCGATATTTTCTGCATCTTCATCTTTCTTTACCTCGATGTCTTCCGCCCCGCAGAAGGGGCAGCATAGTATCGTTTGCGTCTCCACGCCGCGCTCACCGTCAAGGTTCTCGCGCCTGCGCAAGACGTCGGGCTCGTCAAAGGTCAGCCCGCACCATTCGCAGCGGTACATCACATCATCGCTGAGACCTCGATGAGCACCGCCGCCAGCAGCAGGCAGATACCGGCAAAAAGCATCGCCTCGTCCGCCTTGCGCTGTTCTCTCGTGCGCTTGTCGTGCCGTTTCATCGTCTGCACCCCCTGTCGATATACGGCAGCAGGTCATACAGCACCTTGCACACCGCGCACGTGCCGATGACGGCGAGCCCCGTCGTGAAGTCGCAGCCGTTGAGCGCGATCACCGCAGCGGCGATACCACCGAAAAATAACGTGTCGATCATGCCTCCACCTCGCGTTCCGCAATCCAATCGTTCACGAGGCGAGTGTAGATTTGGAAGATCCTGCGCTTGCCGCCGCGGATGCACACGCCGAAGGGGTAAACCCGCTGCTCAAGTCCGTCTGCCAGCGATTCGTTCGAAATGCTCAGCCCATGTTCTCTCAGATACGCAGCGCACTCATTTAAGTCCATCGTCCGAATCGTTTTCATGTGCGTTCCTCCTTGCTGTCCAATGCCGCTTGAACTTCACAGCTCAATGCCTCTTCCACGCGCCGTAACGCCATTTCGATCTGAATCAGTGCCCCGTAAAACCGGCAGTCTCCGGTCTCAGAGAGTTCGTCTTCTTGGAGTGCCCCTGCGATGCAGAGGGACAGTGTGTCGGTCACACCAGAAAGATCACACCCTATGGAATCGACTTTACCGGCAAAATCATTTATGCTCATTTGCGTGCTCCTTCCTCTCCAAGAAACTTCTGAATGAAATACTGCTGGCCTTTGCCGGTGACTTTCGTGGTTTTGCTCACCGTCACCGTGCCGTCAGAATGGGTGATCGCCGTTTCCTTAACGGTGAAAAGCCCCAAGTCCATTGATTTTTGTGTTGGCATATTGAAGTCCGTGCCGTTTCGGCGAATCAGATAACCGTTTTCGCGCATCCAACGGAACAGTCGGTGCTGCCCGATGTCAACGCCGTTTTGTTTCATCAGCTTCGCCAGCTCGCCGACGAGGATCGAAGTCTTGCTTGCGCTGACCGCATCGGCAAAAAGCACCTTCGGCGCGTCGGCCTCGACCTTGTTTTCAAGCCGCTTGAGTTTGTCCCCTGCGATTTGCAGCGCGCGAGCCATGACTTTCTCCGGGCTGTTCCAGTCCTTTTCAATTTGAAGAAAATACTGGCGGGCCTGCTTGCCCTTTTCATTGCGCTGGATCATGCAAAGCTCTTTCGCCATGTCGATGGTGAGCACTGCGTCGTCAACCGTTCGAGCAACCATGCGCTCACCCTCATTTTGAACTCGCTCAATTTTGAGCGGGTTGAAGTCTTCGCCCTCGGTGAACCCGTACTCGCACATTCTCGGGAACCAGTCTTTATAAGCCGTCTTCACTTCGAGAAAATCGTGCAGGTCTCGCGCAGAGACCGCAGGGCGGTCATTGTTGTAAGTGATCTTGATTAGCTCGTTCATGCGTCCTCCTTCCCCGTAAGCACTCCTTCATTTACCTTGAAGTGCTTGGCAAGCCGTTTGATGTGGCGCGGGTGCGGGTAGCAAGCGCCATCTTTCCAGCTTTTGATCGACGTCTGCGAGACATCGATCTCTTTCGCAAGACGATAATTCGTCTCGCCGCGCTCGGCCTGTAGCCGAGCAAGGTTTTCAGGGAACCCCATCTTTTTTCGCCTCCAAATTTGATTAAAATGTTGACAAATTGGAGCATTGGTGCTACTCTAAGTTTTGCTACAACCATTGATTCGCGCCAGCTCGATTTGTCGGGGTGGTCTGGTTTCTTATTACCTGTCCACGAATCTAATTATAGTCGAAGTTAGACCATTAGTCAACCTAAATTAGACCGTCAAAATAACCTAAGTTAGACTGTGATTTTTATGGGATTTACCAGAAATTTTAACTATTGCATGGATAGCGCAAGATACTCTTCGTATCGATTTGCTAAAATACTTGGTGTAAACTTACAAAGCGTTTCTAACTGGAAAAACGGCGTAGTTGTTCCGCACCCAAAGACCCGCCAGAAGATCGCCGACCATTTCGGCATCACGCTTGCCGAGTTGGACGGCGACGAGCTTCCCGCCCTCCCGAAGCAGGGCGCAGAAAAAGAGACCGCCGTCCCGAAGGACGACGGTTTAAACTATACCGATTCTGAATTGTTGCAGGCATACCACGTTGCGGACGCCCGCACAAAAGAGGCGATCCGCACGCTGCTTGGGATCAAGGGGGAGTAAGTATGTCTGAATTTGACGTTCTAAAAGCCCTCTCCGAGAATGGCGGCGAAATGGAATGGTCGGCGCTGATGAATACTGACAAATCCGTGCAGGAGACATCCGGTTCATTGCAACTGCTACTGCACAGCGGGTATATCTCTGGGTCGCTTGCCCCGTATTCGTCAGTTAAAATCACCCCCATCGGGCGGGCTTATTACTCAAAGTTAAGCGAAGAACATGATGAGAAGCGCCGCGAACAAAACTACATCCGTGAAGAAAATGCAAAAATGGAACACCATGCTATTGTCAACAAATGGGTATCCTTTGCATCGATGCTCTTCGCTGGCGGATCTCTTCTGTTGGGGATATTGACAGCACTCAAGCTCATTTAACCTGTCTCTCATTTTACGCAGTTTGATTTGCCCGAGAACGGCCCACACGCTAAAGAACATGGATAACGCTGTACAAATGCAAAATAAAATCTTCATCTTTTTGCTCCTTTCAGCAGTTCAATGACTGCTCTCCGTTTTTCTTCATCTTGAATGGCCTCGAGGAATGCGCGGTCTTCTGCAGTGATATTATCGGCGTTGGCTTTTGCGTCTTGATATAAGCGTTGCATCTATGTATCCTCCGTTCAAGTTGTTCCACCTATTATCTCTCATAAACCAACCATTTTCACCACGAGGGCGTGCTTTCATGGGAATGTATAACGACCCGGAATATTTTGAAAAGCGCGCGCGATACCAGCGCCGCGTAATAAAGAAGATCGTAGACCTGATTCTTTCGGTTTTCCGTGTAAAATAAGGAAGTGATGTTATGCAGTTTAATGTGGCATCTGCATTGGGTTCTCTCGCGTTGACTGCTTCCATATATGGCGCAGGGCCTCTTCTCTTGCGGTTGCGAAAAGGCCCCATTTCATCAAAGGCTCTAAAATGGCTGCACATTGGGTACACAGCTATTTTGGCATTTGCATTTTCCATCTATGATTTTTCTAATGGGTACGACATCAGTTTTTCCCCCGCGATTCTTTGGGGCAGCATTTTCTATTGGTGGAATCGAAGCTATTTTGAAAAGTACAACTATCCGCCGGTTCAACCAGCCACCCCTGCGCAGGCAGCTCCGGCTTCGCCTGATCCCGTCCCATCCGAGCCGGAGCTGCCTGCCGTCATCCCTGAAAAGCCGGTTAAAAAGGCCGCGCCGCGAGCGTTGGTGATTGGCCTTGTTGTCGCTCTTGCGCTGAGCCTCGCTGGGAATGTCTGGCAGGGCATTTCATGGGCAAACAATTCGGCGGAATCTGCCGAAAAAATCCGCGTGCTCAATAACAAGCTCACTCAAAAAGAAGAAGCTATTAAAGAATTCAGAACAAAAGTCGGAGACTTGAATACCGAGCTTGCCCGCGTCAAGATACAGAAAGAGGGGCTATATGACCATCTGGACGCAGCTCTTTTCTTGTACAACAACATTGGATTTATCGTCAGCGGGTCATCATACTATCACAATTACGAATGCCCGGTGTTTCAAGCAGCAAGCGAATATGCCGCTCACAACATTGAATACTGCCGTTATCTTGGATATGGTGCTTGCCCGGTGTGCTGGGATTAAGTTTTGAAAAAGCCCTCGCCGCCTCTGCAACACCGGCGAGGGCTTTTCAGCAGCAGCGGGGAGCGGTCGCCGCTGCTTGTTTTGACCATATCGCGCTTTACCTTACCACTTCAATACCAAGACCTTGCAACACGACGGCATTCGACCGCATTCGACAGGCCCACTTTTGGCACCCCAAACAGGCGGAAACCGGAAAAGTTAAGGTGATGTAAATGAACATTCAAGAGCTGTGTAGAATCCGTAAAGAAGAACTGAAATTGACCTACCACGACATTTCCGACGCTTCCGGCGTGCCGCTGTCCACCGTGCAGAACTTCTTTTCCAAAATGTCGAAAGCCCCGTCCATTTATACCGTCGCGCCGATCTGCAAGGTGCTCGGCATATCCCTTGATGAAGTGTTCGAAATTACCGAACACTTGACACCAACCGAAGAAACTTTGCAAGCGCGGAATGACGAACTGGAGCGCCACGTGGATGCAAAAGCGGACACGATCGAGATCATGCGGCGCGGAGTGCGCATCCGAAACGGCGTGATTTTATTTTTGTTCATCGCGGTGGTGTTACTGGCTGCATGGGGCTTGTATATCGATATGCACTGCGCCGACTATGGATTTTGGAGGGGCTAACATGGCGAATTGCATCAAATGTAAAGCAGCGCTGCCGGAAGGTGCGCTGTTTTGTCCTATGTGCGGCAAAAAGCAAGTGCCGGAAAAGCGCAAGGCGCTCAAGCGCGCCAACGGAACCGGCACGGTATATAAGCTCTCAGGGCGCAGATCGCGCCCGTGGGTCGCCGCAAAGAATCGGGTCATCATCGGATACTACCCGAAGAAGTCTGACGCGCTGGAAGCGCTGGAACGGCTCTCCGGCAAACCGCTGGACGAGCGATACAATATGACCTTTGCCGAGGTGTTCGATGCGTGGAAAGCGGAGCACTACCGCGAGATCGGATCAAGCGGGGTAGAGTCTTATGACCGCGCATTTGATGTCTTTGCCCCGCTGCACAACAGGAAATTCCGCGATCTGCGCGCAGCGGATTTCCAAGCGGTCATTGACCAGCATATGAGCAAGTCCCACTCCACCGTTTCGAAATACAAGCAGCTCGCGACACAAATGTCAAACTGGGCCATGCGGGAAGAGATTTGCGTGACAAATTTTGCGCATTACATCAAACTTCCCGAAAACGTGAAAAAGGAAAAGGAGATTTTCACTGATGGCGATATTGAAAAGCTGGAATCCAACGGCAGCGACGCAGCGAAGATCGTGCTCATGCTTCTATCGACCGGCATGCGCATCGGTGAGCTATTTTCCCTGCCCGTCGCATCTTATCACGAGACCTACGTGATTGGCGGTGAGAAAACGGAAGCTGGGCGGAACCGTGTAATTCCGATTCGGGGCGAGGGAAAGCCTTACTTTGCGTATTTCGCAACCAAAGCGACTGGGCCACTGTTGCTCTCCGGCTATGAGGGCCAGCATTCCCCCGAAAATTACCGAAAGCGCGATTATTACCCCTTGCTGTCCCGCCTCGGGATAGAAAAAAAGACCCCTCATGCCACGCGCCACACTTACGCCACGCGCGCGGTAAAGGAAGGTCTTCCACCAGAAATCCTTCAAAAAGTTCTCGGCCATGCCGATTATTCTACTACTGCAAACATTTACACCCATATTGACCCCGATACGATCGTAGCGGCTGTTACAGGCACGTTACTAACAAAACCGGAATCGGGCAAAAAGAAAAAGCCTTGAAACCGTTGAGTTTCAAGGCTTTTTTGGTGGAGACTGCTGGACTCGAACCAGTGACCTCCTGCGTGTGAAATAGCTACGGACGTGCGCTTTGCAGAATTGTGTTACAATAACACGGAATAAAGCAGAATAAATGCAACAATACAGGATTAAATGCCTCAATATTCCGCTTCATTCCTTCGCGGTTGCTAACAAATCCCTAACAGGTCTACTCCCGGAACATGTCCTGCAAGCGTTTCACTTCCGCCGCTTTATCGATCTGCTTCCTGTGCAGATAGTCATAGAGGCACTTCATGCCCTCGGGCGGCTCGCCGTGCTCCTGCCGGTATTTCTGGATGACGCCAGCGACCTCGGCGTGGAGCATCGTCATGTGATGCATCTCTTCGCCGGAAAGCTCGTAAAACGTCTTCGCAAGAGCAGGACATTCATCCTTGTACTCGAGGGCGCATTTCGCGTACTTCATCGCGTCCTCGATTTCCTCGTCGACCATCGCCGACAGTTTTTCAATGAGTTTCATTTTCTTCCTCGCTTTCTGCAGCAAATAGCAGCAAAATTATCCCGAGCAGCAGAGCCTCCGAATCGTCGTTCATAGTTTTTCGACCGTGACCGCAAGGTTGTTGACGACCGATGCCACGCCGTCGAGTACCAGCGACAGCAGAGAGCCGTCACAGCCGCAGGCGTTACGCACAATGGCCGCAATATTGAGGTTTGCCACGCCGTTTGCTGCGACCGTCTGAGCTGCCGTAGCGCCGATGATGGCGACGCCGTCCTTCTGTGCGGTCAGGCTGACCGTACCGGCAGCCGTGGGTGCGACTGTCGCGCTGACATTGACAAGGTAATAGCCCTGCCCACACAGTGTAATCGCGTTGCCGTCCTGACGGATGTTGCAGCCATAGCGGCGCGTCGTCGAGCCGACCGGCACGATGCCGCCGACTGCAACGGTGGGATTGCTGACGTTGGTCGTGTAAATTGCAGACTTACTCATATTTTTACCCTCCTAAAAAATTAAAAAGCGGAGCAGCTGTTGCCGCCCCGCTTGCCTCGCCGAATAGGGCGTCAGATGTTGCCGTTGCCGCAGCCGCAGCCACAGAACGGGGAGTTGCCCGCGCTGTAGGTGTAGCCGCTGGGATAGCGCACGACACCGCACATCTGCTCGCGAAGATAAAGCTGGTTGTTGGCCTGCTCAAGCTGTGCGATGCGGCCTTCGAGCTGGCTCTTTTCGAGCGCTGCGAATTTAGCGTCGATGTTGGCGTTGATGGCATCAAGGCCGCGCTGCGTGGTGCAGCAACAGTCTGCCATCTGGCGCTGGATGTCGTTGCCGGTCTGCATGATGGCCATGTTCGTGCCGTTCTGCGCGAGCGCGACCTCCTTGCCCAGCTGACCGATGCCGCCCTGCATCTCGTAGCCGAGATTGCAGATGCCGTTGCCGATGTTAGTCAGGCGGTCGTTCAGCTGGCCAAACTGCTGGCCGAAAAGGATTTCCTGCTGCGACGCAGCCGTGGCGTACTGGCCAAACTCGCCCTGGCGGTTCCAGCCGTTGCCGCCAAAGCCGAACATGAAGAGGAAGAGCACGACAATGAGGAACCAACCGGAACCCCAGCCGTTCTCATCGTTCGCACCGCGGGTGACCGCGGCGATATCGCTGAGAGACATACCACTATCCATGTGTCAAAACTCCTTCCTGAAAGATTTTATAAATAAACCGTTGCGCACCGGCTTATTTCAGAAATTGCACGAACTCCTTCGCCTGTTCTTGGAGCTGCTGGAACTGAGCCTGAGACATCTGCCCGGACTGCAAAAGTCTTTCGACTTCCTGCTGCGCCTGCTGCGGCGTCACGCCTCGCGCAAACTTGCGAAATTCTCCCAACATCGCAAGAGGGTTATTTGGTCTTCTGCTGCTTCTCTGCAGCATCTGCATCATCGGATTTGGCATTGAGTATTTCCTCCAATCTCTTCACGCGGTTTTCAAGACTGTTGACGTCTACCGGCGCAGCCGCATGATACGGTGCGACTGTGTACGGCGTAACGGTGGCATACCCCGCACCGTCCGTTTGTTTGAGCCAGACAATGGGGTCGTTCTCATCCATCAGCAAAATAGAGCTGTTCGGAGCGAGCCTGAACGCCTCTGCGCCGTTTCTCCCGTTCACGCGGGTAATTTGACCCGCGAACGCCTGCATCGCTCCTGCGCCGTTCTGTGGGCCTGCAGGGGCATATCCACCGTAGGGGTTATACCCCATCGGCTGGGGCTGATAAGGATTGCCAAAGTATCCCATGCGCGCACCTCCTTTGTTGCTCTCATGGTACAAAAAAACAGGCCCCCCAAAGTGCCTGTAAAGTGTATGCAAAGTGCGTCGGAAAATGTCGAATGATTCTGCTTGCGTTTTTGCTCGAAAAATGGTATTTTGTGCTTACAGGTCGATCCTGGCCTGCCTTTTCACAAAAAAGAAACGGCCCTTACCAAATGGAAAGGCCGTTTCTTTTTTCATATAGTTCAGATGCAAGTTTATGATACGCGCGGCGGCGGTATTTTTTCACCGCATCGACAGAGAGATTTCTTTCAAATGCAACTTGCACACAACTCTTGCGCCGCACGTCGCACTCGATGATGCACGCCGCCTCGTCATCTGGTAACTCAAATGACAGGATATACGCCACGGCCCGCTTGGGAGCCATAGAGGATAATTGCGCACGGATAGACCTGTGCTGACTGTTCATGCCCGTGTAGGGCTTGCAGAGGCGCTTGCGCGTGGGCTTTCGCCGCCCGCTCCTTCCCGTGCCCAAATCGGACACCGTTATTTTGTCGCTCTCTGGATCATCGTCACGGCTTCCTGCCGCGTGATAAGCCCCTGCGGGGCGCTGCCGTCCGTGATGCCTGCTGCCTTTGCCGCCGCCCAGTCCTTCGCTGCCCACGTGGAGACGGGTTTGGTGCGCAGCTGCGCAAGGTAAGTATCCATCATCTTGTTAAACGTTGCCTGATCCATGTACTCCTCCATTTCTGGCGGATACTTCCCCGCCAAGATCATGCTCCCTGTGTGTTTGAGGTGGTTGTCCCACTGGAAATGCGGGCGGTCGGGGAATTTCTTCCAGTCGCCCCCCCACGAAAAGCCGACCTGCTTGCCGATCTGCCCGCAGCGGGCGAAAAACGTCGGATCGTCGTACTCATGCCCCTTGACGTTTTTGCAGATATCGAACGCCAAACCCGCCTTGACGCCGTGGAACGTCGGGCGCGTCGCGGTCTTTGCCGCGTAGCCGTTCGAGGCAAGATAGCGCTGGTACTCGTCATCTCGTACTGTCTCGGTCACAAGCACCGGAAGTCCCGCCTCCTTGCAGAGGTCGAGGAAAATGACGCAGTTTGCACGCACGTCCGCCCGCAGGTCAGCAATGTCCCTACTGTGATACATCGCTGTCACCCTTGCCGTCCTCGTCCTTGCTTTTGTTGTAGCTGGACGTCGACACACCGATGAGCGCGCCGATAAACAGCGCCACAGCACTGATGGTGGTCGTCACCTGCTCGGTGTAGCCCCAACCCCACACGCCCGCGAGGGCGGCGTACAGGCCGCTGCACGCGGGCAGTACGATGAGCACGAGCCACTTGAGCACATCGTACACCTTGTTACTCATTTCAAACTTCATTGTCCTTCTCCTTTCGTTTTCGTCCAACGATAATTTCCACCAGTGTCAGAAGCCCGGTAAAGGCTTCAATGATGCCGCCCGTACCCAGTAGATACGGGAAGATGTTGTCCCACTGCCACCCCTTAATGCTGTAAAAGATGACCGTGTAGATCACAAAAGCGGCGATGAAAATGCCAACGATAATCAAAATGATGTTCCTCGTTCGCAATTTCGATGCCTTTTTGATAAGGCGCTTCATCCGACCGCCCCACTCAGCAGCCACGCGATAAACGCACCCGCCAGCACCGCGAGGGCCTTGTCGACCAGACTGTCCCAACGTTTCCCCGCCTTGCCCGTGATGGCTTTCACGTCCTCTTTGATCTCCTTGACGTCGCCCTCAACGGTCTCCTGCTTGGTCGCCAGCACTTCGACCGACGTTGCCAGCCTGTCAAGCGCCGTCTGGTGCTCCTGCAACTCATTGATTCGATGCGTATTGCTCTTGCACCTGCTTTCAATCAGCGCGATCTCTGCGTCATCGTAGTGCTTTGCATTATCCATTTTTCACGCCCCCTTATTTTTATGGTGTTCTCCATTGAGCCTATCATGCCGCCTCCGCAAATTCACCACGGGGCAAAAGAACCTGCCGGTGATCCGACAGGTTCTTTTTCTTTACGCCGCTTTCTTCCTCATGATTGCAAGCTGCTCGTCCACCCGCGCGCGGTTCCAATGGCGAATGCTCTTTCCGACGCCGAAGTCCTCAAAGAGGGCTGCACGCTGTTTATCGGAAAGCCCCTTCTGCTGATAAACAAGCTCCATGATCTGCAAGCCTTCACTGTTGCTGATGGTGTCACCGTTTTTGTCCTTCAGGCTTTTGATCCCGCCTTTCGCCAGATAGAGCGCAATATACTGGGCTTCTGAAACGCCCGTTTTTTTGACGGTATCTATGGCCTTTGCCGCCCACCCGTCCGTTTGGTAATTGCTCACGCTCATTTTCCCAACGATGTTGGCATATTCGTAGGCTTTCGCAACGGCATCTGCCTTATCGCCGTCGCTCATGGACTTATAGCTCGCAAGTCCCGTGAGCTCGCTGACGATCTTATAGGAAGTCTGCCCGCGCTTTGTGGCGTACTTGACGTATTCCTCGCCGGTCAACTGTTTGTTTTCCTTATTCACGGTAAAAGATTTCGGTGCGCGCTGCGGCAGGACTTTGGTTTCACCGGTCGCCTCATACAGGCGGCTCAATTCATCTTCCATTTTGCTGCCGCTTACCTTCGAGGTATACGCGGGATTCGCAAAATTGTTAAATGCCCGCGCGACCACGCCTCCGGAGTTTTCCGTGCGCCCCCATGCGTCGATAAAGGGAATCTGCCCGTAGTCAACGCCCGGAATACGCGCGCTGGCCTTGCCGAGCGCATATTGCATATCCGGCGTCAGGAATTTGTTCTTATCCGTATAGGTCGTCATGCGCTCGCTTTCGCCCGTGCGCTCCGCCTGCCCGAAGACCGTCGGGATACCCTGCGTCAAATAACTCGTCGCCGCGCTTGCTACCGCACTGGTTAGTGCGTTTGTGTCCCCGGAGGACGCATACCCCACCGCGTCAAAAACGTCGTTCAGGCTTTGCAGACAACTCATGGAAAGAAGCGGGTCCGTCACGTTGCTTGCTGCCTGAAGCATATCACTCATAGTGAGATACCCGTTGTTCGCCTGCATCTGCTCGTAAAGGTTTGCCCCAACGAAAAACGGAAGCGCTTCCGGCGCAAGCCAATCCAGCGTAATACTCGTGCCATTTGGCAGCTCCATCGCATATTCCTGATGTCCTTGCAGCTCGTCGAACTTTTTCTTCTTCTCGTCATCACCGCCGCTGCCGCGAAGAATGCCCTCTTTCGCCATATAAAGGCCGAGCATCATCAGCCCCGTGCCGGTCAGACCGGCGGCGGCCCGGTCGATCATTTCGGTCGCCTGCATATTACCCTTTTGCACTTGCACAAGGTCATAGCTTATGCTTTTGAGGAAACCAATAGGGCTGTATTCCACGCCGCGCACCAGAATGTTGGCTGGTGTCTTGCGGAACGGCAGGATTCCTTCGGCGAGGGTGCTTCCGAGGCGTTTCATCTTGTTATCCCCACGGTATCTGCCGAGATCGGAGATCATCTGTGAAAACGCATTGGTGTCTCGATAGGTCGCTTTCTGCGCCTCTCTGATCGCGTATTCGCGTGCCGCTTCAATGCCTTTCCCGCCAGCGACCTGCTCCGCGGTAATGCCATTTGCTTTGCAGAATTGCGCCAGCGCCGCCGCGTAATGCGGCTTGGAGAACCATGCGTCTTCCGCATCCAGCGCCGTGCTGTTGAATTTGCGCATCGCTTCCAGCAGTTTCGGTTTGAAGATCGTGCGCCCTTCCTCGATTTCCTGTCGCACATTGACATTATCATTGTACTTGCCGCTGCCGAGAGCTTGCTCGCGAATGTTGGCATAGTCACTCCATGCCGCCTTGATAAGCCCTGCGTCCTTCGTCGTCAGGATTGCCTTCGTGCGTCCGACTTTGCCGCCGCTCACCGCGTTCGCAGCGCTCTCAATGCCTGCGCCGATGACGTTCTTTACCGTGACAGCAGGAACAAATCCTACGTTGCCAACGATGTTGCGCACATGCGTACGTGGGTTACCAAGCATCGAAAAGTAGCGCCAAGCGTTCCATTTGTCAATGAAGCGGCTCGGCATCTGTCTGCCGATATCACGATAGATTTCCTTCATCGCCTCGGTGCGCGCATCGTCGTCCTTTGCGTTCAGGAACTTCTCAGCGAGGTCGCGGTCAATCTTCAGATCAGGGGCCTTTTCCCCGTACTGCTTTTTGAGATCTTCTGTCAAGTTCTCCACGCTGCGCTGCGCCGCATAAAGCTGCGTACTGGTGTCCTGCTGCTTGAGCAGCCGCGTTGCCTGCAACGCCTGTGCCGCATTTCTCTGGCGCTTTACGATGGTGTCGAGCACATCGATAGCTGTCTCCACATCACCGCTGTTCGCTGCATTGTTGTAGAGCGCCCAGCCAATCGCCGTATTTTCCTTGCTGATCCCCTCTTTGGTGGAACTTTTCCACTTGTTCAGGGTCTTTTGCCAACCCTCGGTTTTTATGCGGCTTTCTGCGTCACTAATGGCCTGCTTGTCCGTATAGCGGTCGTAGGAGAACTCTCCTTTTGCCACCATTCGTTCCAGCGTCGGCACCATTGCGTCCGGGGTGGCCTTTGCTTCCAGCACCGTGCGGATTGTGCGGCTGACATATTTGTCATCCGCCGTCTTCTTCGGTACCTGCACTTCGCGGTATGCACGCTCGCCCGCCGGGATATATCCGTACTTCTTTTTCAACGTTTCGTAGTTTGCCTCAGGGATCTCGCGGGAGAATGCTGCGTCATCCACGCTGTTGACTTTTTCCAAACGGTCCGCCTCATCTCCGGCGATATACTCCACCGTGTTGACCCCGGCATCCTGCAATGCGGCTTTCAGACGGTCGCTGCTGTTGTCCGGGATCACCGCTGCCAAAACTTCGTCAAACCCAACGGCGCGCTGGGGCTTGGCCTCAAAGTAGCCGGTGGGCATTTCCGCCGCCTCCTGGTAGACGGCCTGGATGTCCTGGGCCGTCTGGCTGCTGATTTTGTACCCCTCCTTGGAGAAGGCCCGCATGATAGCGTCCACCGTCCTCTTGCCCTTGGACGTTTCCATCAGGATGCTGCCGATGATGTCGCTCTCGACGAAGGAATTGTCGGAATGAGCCTTGTTTCCCTGCTTGATCTTCGTGATGATGCTGCCGATCTGGTCATCAATGGCCTGGAGCTTTGCTTCATACTCGGTCCCCTCGTCCATGCCCAGCCGCCCACTGTCCGCCTTGATCTCCTGGATGCTGCGGTATTCCGGCGTCGCCACGGATTGCAGGGTCTTGGCGCTTGCGCCCCAGGTGTTGCCGCCGCGCTCCTCCTGGCCCTCCTTCATCGCCTTGACGATGTTCTCCAGGGTGTAGGCATAGTGGAGCTGCGAGAAGCTGCGGAGATTGCCGGAGGGGGTGTAGGGGTCCTTGCCATTGTAGATGCCCGCCTCGCCCAGCAGGCCGTCCAGCTTCCCGGCAATCCACTCCTCAACGGCGTGGTCATCCACGGAGCTGCGCAGCGCGTCAGAGGTAGCCATCCGGTCAATTTCGCCCTTGGTCGCGCCGCCGTCCTGGTACATATCCCATGCGTGGTGAACGATGTCCTCCAGGGTGAAGATGGAAACGCCGTCCATGGAATTGTCGATGCGGTTCTGCCGTCTTTCGTTGATCTCCGCGTCGGTCCAATGCCTCTTGACGGCCATTCTGCGGAGCATGGGTTCGCCCTGTTCCCGGTAGTAGTCCCGGAGAATGTCGCGGATGACCTCGGCATTCTCGCCCAGGGCGTCCTTCACGCTCTCACCGGTCTCCAGGTTGGCCTCGATTTCAGCCAGCGTGTTCACGCCCAGGCGGTCAACCACCTTTTGCAGGGTGTCGTTACCGAACTTGTCCCACACCTTGTCCATCTTCACCGGCTCCAGACTCTTGCCCTGGTCTGCCAGATAGGCCGCCCGCACCGTGTCCGTGGAGGCCAGCTTCTCCGCCAGCTCTGCCGTGCTCCTGGTGCTGGTGTTGTCGATGCCCATAGAGCGCAGGGCGGCGCTGTTCCCGAAGATGCCCCCGGCCACGGAGACATCCCCGGCCAGCCGGTGCAGCTCGTGCTCCACCTGGGATGCCTTTTTGCTGTTCACGGGGTAATCTACTCGCGGAGCTGTCGGCGTCCAGGCATCGCCACCGTACACCTTGTTGGCGCGGAATAGCTGCGGGTCGATGGTGTCCTTGCTGAACACAAGGGAGATGGGGCCGTACTTGGTGTGCCCGTCCCTGGCTTTTACAATGGCGATAGAGGGCATGGGCAGGCCGCCCAGCTTCAGCGCGGACATGATGCTGGCCTCATCCTTGTTGTGGACGGCGATCAGTTTGTCAGTCTCTTCGACCGGCGTTTCCATGCTGAACTTCAGCTTGACATTTTGTACGCCACGAGATAGACTATCTACAGAAGCATTCCCTCGCAGAGCGCCGCTGTCCGCAGCGGAAGAGCCATTAATTTGGGGGATGCTTCTTTCTTGCATCTGCCCAATATTATAGATCATCTTACTGTCTGCGCTCTGCGCCGTCGATATCGTAACCTTGTAATATTTCCCGTCAAAGTCTTTGAAAAACGCCGTGCGATAATTCCAACCGCTACTTGCCATGTCTCCATGTCGACTGTTATGATCTACAACGTTCCTGTCCCCCTTGACAGAAACCTGCGCCAACTCGTCAATATGCGATGCTGCATTTACTTTTCGCTCAAATGCCGCCTCGCTCATAGTACGCCCATCGCTGGTGTGGTTGTCGCTCAGTTTCCCTGCCGAGGTCGCAGTCAGAACCAATTCGTCGCCATCCGCGCCGATAAGCTTAACGTCTTGTCCACGGCGGATTTTCCCGTTAATATAGTCTTCCAGCTGTTCGCTCCAACTCTGCGGGTCATTTCCAAAAATGACCTGTCTGTCGGCGCGGACATATTTTTTGCCATCGGCAGCCTCTTCAATGCTCGCCCTGCCATTTATTTTGCTTGGCGGCGCACGCGTGCTTTCCTGCGCAACGGTTTCGCTCTCCACCTTGATATGCGCAAGAAGAAACGCTGCCGCATCGCTGATCTCACTGTCGGCGAAAATGTTCATATCGCCGAGGCTGTCGCAAACCACCTCTTCCCAAATTTCCTGCGCCGTCATTTCGGTGCCGGCATAAGCGTCTGCATACGCCGTGCAGAGGGAGTCGACCTCACCGCTGGTAAAGGTCTTATCGATGCGCGTGCGTACCTCGTTCAAATCGACTTCGCCCTTTGCGATCATATCATGTCCGGCCTCATGCCGCATGATCTGGTACGACGTAAATTCCGGATGATCCGCACGGATAAATACGCGGTCACCTGAAACGTAGCCGCGCACCTGGAACGCTTTCCCGCTCTTGTCACGGAACGTCAGATTATTCCCGGCAAAAAACGTCACGCGCAGACCGCGCTCTTTGGCGAGGTCCTTCGCCTTGCGCATTTCCGCCGTCTCGTTCTTCACAAGATAGACGCTGTCATTGACCGCGCCTCTGCCGATGCCGAAGCTCGCAGTGCTTACTTTTTCTCCATAATCGAGCGCAGCTGCTTCGCTGTCTGCGAAGTGTCTCCCTTTCTTCCGGCTCTGATCTCGTCCTGTGCTTTCTTCCACGCCTCGTACTTCTCCGCGGGGATTCGCACCGTTATCCCGTTCGCTGCCTTCGCGTAAATGTACTGCTTCTCCATGTTCGGCTCCTTCCTGCTGCGCATATTCTGTGCGCAGCTCATCCATTGTCACATCTCCTGTCTCGAGGGCAAGTCGGTTGTCAGTTACATACTTGTCAAAGCCGGTCGCCTGCACCTCTGCGCCTGCGATCTGCTGCTTTGCTGCAATATAATCCGTATTGGGGGCAACCGCCGTTCCATCAACAGCAGTGTACCCATTCGTCAGCATGTCGTCAAGAACGATCTCGAGCGTTTTCGCCGCTTTGACATTCTCCTGTCCATTATCGTTGATGATGCGCTGCGCTGCATCAATGATTTGCGTGCGCGTCAGGCCCTCGTTCATCGCCTTGCGCATGGCGGGGGTCTCGAATATCTGATTGTTTCTCTGGTATCCGTTTGCCGTCCGCTGCCGCGCGCCCTTCTGCTGTCCGCGCGAAAGGCTTATATCAGCGATACCGGCGATCTGCTCTGCCGCCGTACTGTAATAACCGTGCAGCTCGGGGTGGTCAAACTGGAAAGCGTTTACATTTCTGCTCGATACATTTTCCTTCGTGCGGCTGTCAATATGCTCGCCCGTTCCTGCCTCTTTCTTCGCGTCGTTCTGCCCTGCGACATAGCCTGCATAGGCCGTCTCATTCGTCGGGTTCGGGTTCGCCTTTCCCTCCACGCCCGCATTGTAGGCAGGGATAAAGTCCTTCACGTGCTGTGCCGTGTCCTTGCCCTCCTGATACGAGCCGCGAATCGCTTTTCGCCCGCTCTCACCCAGGGAGTTATCAAAGCGCGCGAATCGGTTTGCCGCAGCTTCCACGCCACCGCCAAGCCCGCCGAGGATACCGCCAACGAGGAAGTCGTTCAGAATTTCCGATGCTTCCAGCTCGCTATAGCTCCCACCAAGCGTCTTGCCGTTATAGATCATCTGCAAGGCAGGCTGAATGAGGTCTTCGATGGCCTCCTCGCCGCCTTCTTCCAGAAACGACAATGCGATCTTTCCCGCCGCGCTGCGGGTCAGATTCTGCGTCGCTCTTTCGATGACGTCATCAAGGAAGCCTTTGCCAAACATCTTCTTGAACGGCCCTGCCGCGTTGCCGATCTTCTCCGTTGCCACGCTCAGCGCGCCGGACGCAAAGCCATAGTTGACCTGCTGTTCATGCGTTGCGCCCGCTCTGCGCGCCTGCTGCGCGCCTCCGCCCGCGCTGCGCATGAACATCGGGAAGAGCGCGCTGCCGCCCATAAAAGGCGTGAGGGCAATATCCATCCCCATCTGCGCACCCGCGACGCCCGCGTCAACGGCGAGTTGTCCGGCCTTGCCGAGCCCGCTTTTCGCCTTGTTGATATCCTTTGCGCCGCTGTCGGCCAGCCTGTCAGCGATGTCATAGGCTCCCACTGCGGCCTTTTCCCCGCTCTCGATGATCTTGCCGTACTTCTCACGCTCGCTGCGAGCGATGGCAATCGCCTCTTTCGTGTCGGCAATATCCTGCGCCGTCATCGACGGATCGCTCAGCGTCGCTTCCAATGCCGCAATCTGCTGGTCCAACGTCTCCGCCTGAGCGCGATAGACCGGTGACATCGCTGTGCCGCCCTGCCCCTGCGCCACCACGCCGCCGAGATTGACAAAGCCCGCGCCATAGGTTTTCGCCGCGCCCTTGACGGTGTTGCCGACGCGCTGCGCGACCGTGGGGGCTTTTACCTCCTGCACGTGCTGTTCGAACGCTTCTTTGCTCTGGTAGTTCTTCGCGTCCTTCTTCTGTAAGGCCCCCTGCGCAAGATTCTGCGCAAGCGCGCTTTGATTTTTTGGCGTCACGACATTCTGCCGCACGGTCGGCTGCTGGCGGAATATCGGAGACGTTGCCTTCTTCTCCTGTTCCGTTATCTTTGGCGTAGAAACAGGCCGATAATAAGTGTAAATCTGCTCCCGCTTGTCTTGCTTTACTCTCGCAGGCTTTTGCGCCGGTGTGTAAGAAGAGGGAGCGGGGCTGCTGACCGCAGCAGCCGCCCCACTTCTTTTCTGATACTCACGATATCCCTTGATAGAATCCAGCTTTTCCTTTTTGATCGGCATAATTTACCTCCGCTTATTCAAGCCATTCGTCCGGGTCATAGCCAAAGTGGCTGAACAGATATCGCGCCTCCGCATCCGTCAACTTGCCTTGATCTGCATACACCGCAATCGTGTTTGCAATGCCTGTATTGCTACCGGTCTGCGTCTTCATCTTCTCTAAGCTCGATAATATTCTCGAAGCGCTACTGCTGAGCCCTCCCCCGTCATTTCCACCGTTCTGCCCTTCCAGCCAGTTTTCATAGTCGGAATAGAGGCCGCTCGAAGATGTAAAGCCGTACTTCTGGTAGTTAGCCTTCTGCGCAAGCCAGCTCTTGGGGTTCCCGCTCGCCTGTGCCGCAGCAAACAGGCCTTCGTAGTCCATCGCTCCGCCGGTAGCTCCGCTACGTGTCCCGCCACCGGAAGTCCGGCGAGAGCCACCGCCGCTTGCCTTCCCCGCCGCTGCCTGCGCGGCCTGCTGCAATTTATACTGCCATTCCGCATTATAGCGTGCGTCCTCGATGGCGTCGCGTTCCTTCTGGTAGTCATAGTTCAGCTTGTCCTGCTGCTTCTGATACGCCAGCGCATCCGCCGCCTGCTGGTCGCCCACCTGATCGCGCGCAAGCTGGTAAAGATAGTTGCGGTCAGCCAGCCAGCGGTTGTAGTTGTTGTCCTCAAGGCCGATGAGCGTATTCAGGTCGGCGCGGTCGCCGCTCAATTTATCCTGATACATGCTATAGGCAAGCTGCTGTAGCTCGGGGATCTTGTCCGTCATCTGGCTCATCTGGTAGTCGCTCGCCTGTTGGCTCGCTGCCACCGCCGCCGTGGACGGCATCCCGCCCGTCATCACTGCCGCCTTGCCGAGCACATCCTCAGCGCTGCGGTCTGCCTCGCGCGTGTACTGCTTGCGATACTGCTGATAGAGCGGGTCGCTCGCTGCATCATAGGAAAACGGCGTGCGGTTCAGCAGTGCGTCGAGCTTTGCGCTGATCTGCCCGCTCTGATCGTAGTTGTAGTTGCTGTCGCCCAGCTTATCGAGCCAGCTCGTGTCAGCCTTTGCAGGGCTCGCGCCCGTGCCGAGTTTGATGTACTCGCTGCCGTCCACGCCGCCAGAATAGTCGTACTTCGCGCGAATTTTCTCCGCCGCGTCGTGCGCCGCCTGCTGGCCCGCCTTGTCTCCCTCGGCATAGGCCTTGTTGTAGGCCTCTGTATACTGCCGGATGAGATCAAGGTCGCCAGAATCGTTGATGAGCGTCAGGTCTGTATTCTTGTGTTTGAAATTATCTGCCATTGTCCCCTCACTTTCTGCCGCCCGTCACGTATTCGTACTCGAGCGCATAGAGCCGGTATTCTCCTGTGGCTTTGATTTTTAATCTAAAGTGGTCGCAGCGGCGGATCGGGCAGTTGAGCGTGAAAACGTCTTTCTCCTGTGCCCCGCAGCGGTCGACCTCTTCCCACGCGCCGTCGTCGAACTTGACAAGGAACACGACCGTTGCACCCTTCTCGCATTCCAGCCGCGCCCGTACGCGCTGCACGCGCTTCGCGTCGAATGAGCCGCCGTCATAGTCAGCAAACTCCGCCTCGCTAATAACAGCTCCCTCGCGTGTTGCGCCGGTCGGGATATCTGCCGGATTCCCCAGCAGCACGCACCCGCCGTCTACTAAGGCCATGATACCGCCCGAATAGGCCATTTGCACCACGGCAAGCGCATCTTCCTTATGCCACACGCCGTTCTCGCTGCTGTAGCAGTACAGCGCCGCCTTGCCATCCTCTTTCAGGCTCACGTAGTAGTTGAGGCCGTCGCTTCCTCCCACCGCGTCGGAGAGGCGCACATCGTCGCCCAGCGTGCGGGAGATGCAGCGCGGCATTCCTCCGCTGTACGCCATGACGCCGACCTTTGAGAGGTAATAGAGCGTTTCACCCGCCACAGCAAGGCTCTTGTGGCTGCCCTTCATCACGCCGAGAACAGCACTCGACATGAGCTGGAAGTTTGTCGGAATCGTGCCGTACATCTTGAATATTTTGTCTTCTTTGAAAAAGCACGGGTAGCCAAGGTAGCTCACGCACGCCGTGAACGCTCCCGCCGTGCCGCTCTCCACGCTGAACGCGTCCGTGGATAGCCCGTCAAACACATTCCAGTTGTACGGGTCGCCGAGCTTTGAAGCAAAGATGCTGTCGCCCTTACAGCCCCACACGCGGTTTTCGTTCGTGCAGACGAAGTCCATATCGGGAACGCTGCGCTTGAGCGTGACTGTTCCGGGCTCCGTGATGCTTTCCTGCCCATCGGGCAGGCGGAAAGTATTTTCATAAAAGCGCAGCGTCTTTTTGTCCTCGCTGATCTCGCGGATGATGGGCGTGCGGTTGTTGTAGGGCTCCTTTGTGCAGCCAGAGATCGTCACCGCGTCGCCCACGTTGAATGGGAACGCCGCGCCGGTCGTCGTGATGCTGTTTGCCGCCGCCTTTTCGTCGGCATACGTGCCATTCCCGAATTTCAGCCCCGCCGCGGCGTAGCTCGCCTCCATCGGCTTGATCGTGCCGTCTTTTTCGCACACAATCTTATCAGGGAAGATGAGCACGCGTTCTCCCAGCGCACAGAAAGTCTTTTCGCTGTCTGCGACCGTCGTCTTCTCTTCGCCGTTGATGTAGAGCTTCGTTCCGTATACCTCGTAGAGCTTGCCTGCGCTGAAAATGCCGTTCGCCTTGCCCATACCCTTTCGGACGGTATAGCGCCGCGCACGGGGGGCAAGAAGCGGGAAGTATCGCGCCGACAGGTTTTTCATGTCGTAGAGCTCGCCGCCCGCCGCGCCGAATGTGTGGTTGATCCCGCCAAATTTCTCCTGCTGCACGCGCCGATTCATATACGCCGTGATCTCAGGCAGTCTCATCCGGCCCCTCGCTTTCTTTCTTCTCCGGTGCTTCCGTGCCGTCGCAGATCATCGCAATATTGCGAAGCGACTGTCGCACCGCTGCCACCACGTCGACGGCATCACCGTTGACGTTCAAAATGCCGATCAGGCGCATCGCGTGCGCCGCTTCCTGCTTGATCTTTTCATTCATGCTCTTTACCTCCAATCGGGTTGCGAATAGCTCCCGTAATTGTTGACCGGTCGAACCGATAGCCAATTTGTGTTGGAATACGTCCCGATGTTGACGATCGCGCGGTATCTCTTCCAGTTCGGATAGGCATACGTCCCGACATTGATAACCGCCTTCGCGCTGCTTCCGCCGCCGCCACCGCCGCCGCTGTACGTTGTGGCGGTACCCTCGTCGGAGTAATCCGATACGATCCAGTCACCGCCCCAATAATAGAGGTTGCACACCCACTCGTATGTCGTCCCCGGCGATAGCCCCGTGATCGTGCCGACGAATGTGCTCTCCCCGCCGCCGACTGCCGTGGAATTGAACTCAAATGTTCCGACGCCGGTGATGCGCACGTCGATGAGCCGCTTAAAGGTGTAATCATCCGAGCCGCCCGTAAACTTGGCGTACACGCTGAGCTGCGTCCCGTCTCCGTCGACCGGTGATAGCGTACAATAAAAGCTCGCCATGCCTTACTCCTCGATGAAAAACACCGTGCCATACGGCGCGTTGCTCGGCGGCGAAGCGCCGAACGTGTAGTTGCCGCTCAGCACCAGATAGCCGCCGCCGAGCGAGACGACAGGGTAGTCGCTGGCATCGTCTTTTCCGATCAATGCAAACGGCCCCAGCTTGGATTCAAGAAAGATATTTCCCGCTGCGTGCATCTTCATGCCGCCATAGGTCGCCGTCAGACCGACGCCGACCTGCCCCGTGCCCGTGTAGGCAAGATCCATGCTGCCGACAGGGGTATCTCCGGCCAGCAGGCTTACGCTCCCGCCGCGCAGCGCGCCCGCCGTCAGAGTGCCGTCGATGTTGACTGCCTTGACGTGCAGATCGACAGTCCCCGTGCTCGCCACCTGCACGCCGTTGTAGTTGAGTTTGAAGATCGTGCCGTTCTCGCCGCTCGTCGCGCCCAGCGTGAAGCCGGTCGCGCTCTGGTCGAAAATGCTCTGTGCCTGCGTCGCGTCGATCTTGGTGCTTACCGTCGCGCGGATGCCGTTCACGTCGGCCTTGATGTTTGTGATCGCGCCGTCGAGGTTCGAAATGCTCGCCTGCAAGCCCTTTGCCGTTGTGTCAAGCTGCGTGATGTCCCCCTCAGCATCGCTAAGTCGAGCATCTAATCCTTTCGCTGTAATGGAAATTTCATTTACGTTCTTGTCCGTATCTTCGATCTTGGCGTAGATCGGCTCGGAAATATTCTTGATAAACTCGCTCAGTGCATTCTGATTGATGTTGCTCCCGTCCAGATTGAAAAGCGTATACCGAAGCTGTTCCAGAAGCACGAAAAGGTAGTCGTAGACCCCGTTGATCTGCTCCTGCGTGTCTTTGCCTTCGCCGTTCGGGAAGGTCGTCTCCACCAGCTGAAATGTCGTCGGCACTTGTCATCACACCTTCCAGTTGCCCCGGCTTTCTTTCCGGTTGGTCCTGCGCCACCATGCCATAGCATCGGCCACCGCCTCGTTGGCAATGGCGTGGTCGTTGGCATAGAGCGCGCTGTCCTGATTGTAAGCGTCGAGCTGCGCTGCCAAATACAGGTGGTAACACTCGTTGTGGCCGTCCGGCAGCAGCAACTCCATGTCTTCGACACTCGCGGTGTCATCCTCCACGCTCACCTTGAGGGTGGGGGCTTCCACCCCCATCATTTCGGCAATTCGGTGCTCAAGCCCCATGAGGATTTCCGCCTTGCGCGGCGTGCTCAATTTGTTAGGCCGCAGCGCATCCGCGTCACGGATAGCTTTCAGCATTTTCATACATTAGACCTCCGTGAAATACTGCCCCGCCAGCTCATGCGGCAAATACTGCAAGACGATCTTGCCGCCCGCGGCCTCGCCGATACGCTCGCACTTGTACGTCTTGCCGTCCTCGCCGTCGAGGTAATACTTGCCGTACTCGTATTCCATGCCGCGCGCTGCGGGGATGGGGTCTGCCTGCGTGCCTGCGTGGTCGACGTTGATGATCGTCCAGAGATTGGGCGTCTTGTCCGGCGTATAGTCGGCTTGCGAGGTATGACCCAGACGGCACTTGTACACCTTGCCGCCGTAGCTCCTGCGGTCGCCCTTAGCGCAAGCCACGGGGTACGCCCATGCCGTGATGAGTTCCGGCACGCTCGCCGCCTCGCCGTCGCTCAGGCTGACCGCTGCCTGCTCGATAATGGGGCGCAGTTTCACCGCGCGGGCATACGTGACCGGCCCACCCGCAAGGGCGGTAACGGTCGCTTTGGCGCTTTCCGTTTCCGTGGGCTTGCCCATCTTAATGGATACCGTGCCGTCGCGGTGGTCGGTGATGTCGCCCGCAAGACTGTACTCGCTGTTGTCGTACTCATTGACGACTTCCTTGGTCTCGCCCGTGGGCTTCCCCTGCTCGTCCAGCACGTCCACCATATCGCGCTGCACGATGCTCCACGGCGTATTGTCGGGCAGCAGTGCCGCCACGGCGTCGTGGGACATGGTGAGGTAGATGGTTTTGGTGTCACGTCCGTCCCACGAGCGGTCAGTACGGTTGCCGTTGACCGTAGCGGGGTATTCCGTGTTGTTGACTTTGATGTGGATACTCATGTGTGCTCCTTTCTATTGCGGCGTGGCGTTCTCTTGCAGCCACGCCAGAAGATCGCCCGAGGGGGCTTCGTCGAAAGTAATGGTGCGGTATACCTCCCCCCGCCAGCCGTTTCGGTAGGCGAGTTCCCTGGTCTCGGTAATCTTTCTATAGTAGATTAAAGTTCTTACACCGAAAGTGTCGTCGTAGTCTCGGATAAGATGGTCGTAGGTAAAGCCATAATAGCCAGACACAAAGCTGACAGCAATCCCGCTACTATACCCCCAGAATTTGTCTGGCTGCGACGTTATATCAATGGTTTCGTTGAAGTACCACGTCAAGCTCACATCCGGCTCAAAGTTGATGTCATACCCCGTCCCGCCGATAAGCGTCCTGCCTTTGAGGATATTGTACACAGTGCCGTCCACCATGCACTTACCGCCCTGCACGGTGTAGACCGTGCCGTTGACGAGCGTTTTGTGCGTAGCGGGCGGTGGCGGAGTGACATTGCCGGAGCTGTCGACTTCCATGTCGGGCGGAAGAATGAGCGCGGGGCGGATGCCAGTTGAGTTGGATGCTTTTCTGGTCTCGCCGACGCCGTCGTAGTTGACGAGCCACACCAAGCTGGTGCTGTAGGTGAACGGTGAACGGAGCCCCCAGTGGTCGGCCGAGCCGTTCAGTTTCGCAATACGCTTGTTGTTGGCGGACGTGTCGGTTCCAGATTCAAAGTAGGACAGCTTCGCACCATCTTGCGGGAAGTAGGGGTTATCGCTGGTCGTGAAGCCAATCTCGTAGCCGGACAGCAGGAAAATCTTGCAGAGCAAGCCGTTAGCACCACTCTGATCCGAGCCACTGGAACCGCCGTTCTTGCGATACGGAATCTTCACCTGCTTGATTGCGTCCCTGATGTTGCTCTCAAACGCGTTCAAGAACGTGCTGTTCAGTATGCTGTGGATGGTGCTGTTCTCCAGATTGTTCACATCCGAGCTGTGCCATCGTGTGGCCTCGAAGATGTCCTTCATCAGCAACCAAGTGCCGTCGCAGGATTCGTCGTACAGAGAACTCGGTTTGCCCTGATGGACGACGATAAACTCTTTCGCTGCACCGTTGACGTTCAGTTTGACGATACTGCCGACGGCTTTGGTGCCGAGTTTTGCACTTGCCATCTCAGCGCCTCCTTATTGAAAGTACCAGTTGATAGCGTAGTTCTCGGTGGGCGTGGTCTCCGATGCAACCAGCGTCTGCTTGGTGATGTTGCCGCTTGCGATATAGTCGCTGCCGCGCGTTGCCGCCACCAGCCCGCCCGAGCCGTTGCCCTTGATGAGAGAGGTGGTGGAGGGCACGTTCACGGGGCCTGCGGGGCCCTGCGGGCCGGTCGCACCGGTATCGCCTTTCTCGCCCCGCTCGCCCTGGTCTCCCTTGGGGCCTTTGATGTTGACCGTCGCGGGATTCGCAAGCCCGCCGTCGTTCGTCCAACTCAGGTCTCCCGCCGCGGACACAGCAGGGGTAAAGGTCGCACCTTTCGCGCCGTCCGCACCGGCAGGGCCCTGCGGGCCCGTCAGGCCTTGCGGGCCGGTTTCACCTTGCGGACCAGTCTTGCCCTGCGGGCCCTGTTCACCCTGCGGACCCCTTGGCCCCTCTGGTCCGGTATCTCCCTTCGCGCCGTCAGTGCCGGCAGGCCCCCGTGCGCCCGTGTCGCCCTTCGGGCCCTTGAGGTTCACGGTCTGCGGATTCGCCTTGCCGCCGTCGTTCGTCCACGACAGGTCGCCGTCGTCGCTCATGCTCGGCGTGAACGTCACGCCGTCACGTCCGTTTGTCCCGTCCTTACCCGGCGCACCGTCTGCGCCGTCTTTCCCAGGCAGGCCGTCCGCGCCCTTTGCGCCGTCCTTGCCGGGGGCTCCATCCGCCCCGGCAGGGCCTTGAGGACCAGTCTCGCCGGGATCGCCTTTCGGGCCCTGCGGACCCTCGGGCCCCGTGTCACCTTTCGCGCCCTGCAAGGGGCCGTTGTTGATGAACTCGCCGGTAATACCGTCGAAAATGTAGATGTCGTAGGGCTCCGCCGTGCCCACGCCGTAGGCATCGCCCGCCGCTGCGGTCGCTTTCTGCGCGGCGTCCAGCGCAGCCTTCGTGCCGTAATAGCCCAGCACCTTGAAGCCTTTGCCGGTGTCCCCTTTGGGGCCTGCTGGCCCCGTCTCTCCTTGCGGGCCGGTCTGCCCCTGCTGGCCTTGTTCGCCCTTCGGGCCGCGCGGACCTTCGGGGCCGGTCGGTCCGGTCGCGCCGATGTCACCTTTCTCTCCTTGGGGGCCGGTATCGCCCTTGTCGCCTTTCAGCGCGGCAAGCTGTGCCGCCGTGAAGTCGGAATAGGTAAAGGCATCGCCCTTGTCGCCCTTTGTGCCCTGCGGGCCAGCGGGGCCAATCTCGCCTTGAATGCCCTGCTCTCCCTGCGGGCCGCGCGCGCCGGTTTCACCTTTGGGGCCCTGCGGACCGGTCGCGCCGGTTGCGCCGGTCTCGCCTTTTGGACCCTGTGCGCCGGTTGCGCCCGTGTCGCCCTTGGGGCCGGTCGAGCCTGTGTCGCCCTTTGGTCCCTGTGCGCCGGTGTCGCCCTTGGGGCCGACTTCGCCCTGCGGACCGGTCGCGGCAACACCCGTGTCGGCAAAAGCGCCCGCCGTGGCGTCCCACTTGAACCAGTTGCCCGTGGTCTCGTCGACGTATGGCATCTTGGAAACCGCCGTCTCCGCATCCGCCGCCGCCCGCAAAACTTCATCGACCCAGCTTTGATAGGCCGGAGGCGGTGCCTCTCCGCTGTTTTCCAGCGTTTCGCGCACGCGTGTTTTATATATCTGGCTCTTCACAATGGTATCGCCAACGGTATAGCGCAGCTCTGCCGCGCCCTCACCGGCCACCGCCGTATCAACACTCGATACCAGCCACACGAGCGCGCCGTCTTCTTCTGTCACCGTCACGGGATACGGCTGCGCATCGCCGTTTCGCTGCACAATCAGGCTCGCCACGCCCTCGCCATAGCCCTCGCGCCACTTTCCCAGCACGTCAAAGACGACCTTGCGCGCCTGATTCTCGCCCCTGCGCCCGAGCTTGATCTCTTCGAGCGCGTAAGCATTTTCAATAACCATGTTGTCACCTCTCTTATGGAAAACGGCGCAGCAAGAGCGACTTTTTCGTCCCTTGCTGCGCCGTGTCGCAACTCATTTTTCGTGTCTCGCGGTCGTATTCACTTACGCGTTGTGGGCCTTCGCGCTCTCAACGTAGTCGCTGCTCATCGTCTGAATGAGATTCGCGGTCGAGGCGTCCTGTCTCATCTGGTTCTGGATGGCCCACAGGAACTTTCTCTTGACCTGCACGGTCACGCCGCGCTGGATCAGGCAGCTTTCGCCGTTCACGCACACCAGCAGGTCATCCTTGTACTTGCCGCTGTCCTTGAACAGGCGGACGCTGACGTACTCCTCGCCTGCGGGGGCGGCGTTCACAGCCGCAACGGCGTTCTTCGCTTCGCTCATCGGTCTTTCCTCCGTTTCAATAGCGGGGGCGGCGTTCACAGCCGCCCCCTTGGTGGTTAGGTCAGCGGGGTCTCATCGAACGTGGAAGTCGTTTCCACGCGAATCATATACGCTTCAACCAGACGTTCGGCGACCTTGGTTGCCTTCCAGCCGACGGTTGCACGCTGGTTCAGCGGGTCAGCCGTACCGGCAGAGCCGAGCGGCTTGACGATGTGCTCAAGACCGCCGCCGGTCAGCTCGGTCGTACCGTAAGCCTCCGCGCCCATGATGAGGGTGGAGTAGACGTTGCGGCCCTTCGCACCGGCTTCGCCCGGATAGATGGCGGTCGACGCCGTCGGGGTGGCAACAGGCGCTTCTTTCAGCGTGATCGTCGCGCTGCCAGCAGCCGCGGCCGAGGCGCTCTCGATCTCAAGGAGCGCACCATCGATGACGACTTCACGTCCAGCCAGCTTTGCAGCGTCGGCAGTGGTGATGGTCTCGTTTACGGTCAGGACCTTACCGGATGCGCTCTTGACGGTCAGGTCGCGTGCGCCCTCGGTCAGATCGTCCGCGTGGAACACCTTCGCTTCGGTCGTCTCGATGAAGCGGACGCCAGCGATCTTGCCGATCTCGTCGTCGTAGATGTTGCTGGTATCCTTGTACTCGTGCGGACGCTTCCAGTCAGGGTCATCCTGAATGTCGTAGGAACAGTCAGGGTGAATGATGGCCCAGTAGGAGCCCTCATAGCGCGGGGCGTTCATGGTTTTCAGGAAGCGAACCGCCTTGCGGACGGCGCGCACCGTGAAATAGTGGTTGCCCGTGGTCTCGCCGCCAACGAGCAGATGGCGGCCCGTCACCTGACCTTCGCCGTACTGGACGTTAGAGCCGCCGTTGATGACCTCGCGGGTGATGGTGTCGAGCGTGCGGCCCGCCTGAGAGCCGAGCAGCACCGTCGCTTCCTGCAGGTTGTTGTCGATGGCGGTCAGGTCGAGAATATCGGAAATCTCGACGAAATCGCCGTACTGGTCGACCTGCGCGGTCAGCGTGGTCATGGACAGCTTACGGCCCTTGGGGGTCACGCCTTCGGTGATGGGCGTGAGCGCCTTAGGCAGCGGATCATACTTGCGGAACTCGATCTCCTTGCCCTTGCCCTTGGGGATGTTGCGCTTCTGCGCGAAGCGGTCATGCACCAGCTCGGGCTCGGCGTTGTCGATCAGGGTGTCGCAGTAGTAGGTCTTCATCTCGCCCGAGAGACCGGCATCGGTCGTCACGTTCGTCTGACCCTCAAACAGGCTCAGAATGACGGGCAGAATGAAAATGTTTTTGAACTTCTTCATAGAGTTTTGTCTCCCTTCTTGCAGTCGGTAAATTAGGCGGGCATCAGAATACGATACGCTCGCCGCGCCGCACGCGCCTTGCGATCTCTGCGCGGTCGGCCTTCGTGAATTTGCTCGGGTCACTCTTGACAATGACCCCCGGCTGGGAAGTGGTTCCATTCTCGTTCGGGCGCATTCCTTTCGCGCGGACGTTGTCCATCACGCGCTTTTCCATCTCCGCCGCAGCTTTCGCCGCGCTACGAGCCTGAATGTCGCCTAAATGGGATACCTCGTAAGCGTCTTTTACAGGAACGCCAGCGCGCAGCATCGCAATGAAGCGCGGATTCTCTGCGACTTCGCGCTTGAGGTCGAAGTCAGGGTACTCTCCCGGCGCGTCCGCCGTTCCGACCAGCTCGCTCGCCTGACGAATCCAGTCGTTATAAGTCTCGTCGGCTTTCTGCTGGCGCTGTCTGTCTTCTTCCTGACGTTTGAGCGCTTCGTTTTCCTGCTGCATCCGTGCATACTCGCGGTACTGTTCAACGCTCATGCCCATACTCTCCGCTTCCGCGTTGTAGAGCACGCTGTTGAGCGCCGCATCGCCCTCAAAAGCCTCACGCAGCTTACTCATATCGCCGTCCGACACGCCATAATGGCGCATCAGTGTATCGATAATGGGCTGCGAATCGGCGATCTTCTGGTCTTTGGCTTTCTCTTCGCCGAATCTGCGGTTGATGATGCGCTGCGTCTCCGCAGTGTACACGTCCTTGTACTTGCCGTTTACGAGGTCAAGGAACTCCTTTTTCAGGTCTTCCCCGCCTTTTTCCGCAGCCCCGGCGTCGTGCTGCTGCATCTTCGCGCCCTCGCCTTTCGGCTCACCAGAAGAGGTCCCCGTATCGTCAGGTGTCTCCTGCTTGCCGAACACGACGTTGGCGTATTCGCCCGTTTTGCCCTTCCGGGTGGGAGAAGAGCTTGCCTGTGTGGTATCGCCCTGTGCGCTTGCGCCTCCCTCAGCGCCGCCCGATGCACCGGCAGCGGCCCCAGCAGCGGCAGCGCCGCCGTCAAAGAGGCTCAGGATCACGCGAAGCGTGGTTTTGAGGTTCATGGTATCCCTCCTGCTTGTCAAATCGCGGATATTCGGCCCTCCGTGTAGGCCGTGCAGCGCTTCCCATTGCCCGCAGGGGAGGGGGAGAGCGGCGAAAAGATGAAGAAAAACGCCGCCCCTCCCTCGCGGGCGTATGAATAGGAGGAAGCCACTCGCACGCCTAAAGCGTAACATGCGGCTTCTTCCAACTCACCACGGGTGAGAAAAATTTTTTTAATTTTCTTTGGCGTGCACGCAGATCGCGTCCGGCCTCGTGACCTCAAGCTGCTTGAGCCCGATGCAGGCCGCAAGAAATGCCGCCTTGATGCGCTCATCACCGCCGCAGTGGATAAGGAAGCGCGGCGCACCATCGTCTATCTCGAAGCCATAGACCTCGCACTCTCCATCGGCTTCCATGTTCTTCACATAGCCACCGAAAGCGTACATCACACCAGTAATGTAGTTGCAGCATTTCTCGTCCGCCGAATGGCCTTCGCACAGGATCATGTAGCGGCCGATTTCGTGCTCGATGCGAACCATTGTCATGCACTTACACCCCCCGGCATCGCCGCGCTGCTGCCCGCGTCCATGTTCGGCTTAGACTGTTCGGCAAGCTTCTGCATGTACGGTGTCTGCGCGCTCTGCGCGTCGGCGTTCTTGCTCTCAATTCCGCCGCTGCTGCCGCTCTTACGTGTCGAGCCGCCGCTCTGCGTGCCTCCCGCCATTCCGATGCCCATGTCCTGTCCCGTAAGCTGCTGGATAACCGCGAGCGCCTTTTGCAACTGCTCGCTCTGCTGCTGCACGACGTTGTAGAGCGTCGCGCCCTCGTTGACCTGGCTCTTGATCTTGTCGATGCCCTCGAAATCCATCATGTCGAGCGCGATCATACTTTCCTGCGCCCTGTCTGGGGAGAAGAATCCCAGCGAATACAGCTCTTTCGCCCGCTCGTTCTGTTCTGCGCGGGAGAATGGATTCTTCTTCTGCGCCTTGATCTTGATGTCAAAGACCGGTCTGCGGAACAGGTCATTGCCGAGGCTGTCCACGCCCGTCACCTGATCGCCAATCTCGTTCACGCCGATTTGCGCATACTCGTAGGGCATTTCATTCGTGATGCGAAAAGTGCGCGCTGCGTCGTAGAACTGCCGCATGCGCTCGATGCACAGCTTCACGATCTTCGCCTGCGCGCGGTAGCACGCCGAAATCATATCGCGGCTCGCCTTGTTGCCCGCCTCCTGCAGTGCAGAAATAGCCGCCGCAGCTGTTGCACCGCTGGATGTGCCGCCGTTGGACACGTCGCGGTTTGAGCTCGTTTCCTTCATCTCGTCGATCTTCATCTGCACGATATTCGCGTAGATGGAATCGAGCGGGCGCGTCGTTACCTCGCGGAGCCTGCTCTCGTCGATCTGTCCGGACACGTGGATGATCGGCTTGCGCCAGTCAAGGAATTCTTCTTCGTTGATGTTCAGGCTTTCACTCGCGAAATACCGGCG